TGCCCACCATGCCCAGCATGCCCATCATTTCCAGCACCTCCGTCACTGCCATCAAACCCATATTCTAATTATCAAGAGGTTGATGAATACGGCTATGAAGAGCCCAATTGCATGTAAGCCATTTCGCTATATTGTGCATTGGTCTAATAATCTCTATAGAAATATAGATGTATGCAATCGTCTATGCTGCGGCAATGGCCTCGCTAGATGTGATAATAATGACACTTCTAAAACTTAAAAGCACATCCGCACTAACAAGCCCGTATATTCTTCCTTTAACAATGGCAATTTACTCTCTAGAGCCTCTATTATTTTTCAAGGCCTTATCGATTAAAGGAATGGCAATTCTGAATATTCTATGGGATTCAATAAGCAGTGTTTTAATTGCAGTATTAGGTGCATATTATTTTGGTGAAAAAATCAGCCTCACGAACTGGCTAGGTATATTTCTTTGTACGGCCGGCATTATTTTAGTAGATCTCTAGTCTTACGAAATCAAGTTAGGCTTGCTGAAAAAATTGAACTGTAAAATGTTTATGTTAGATGCAACTAACATGAACATCTTTATTCTTAGCATAAATCCTAAGGAGGCTGCTCAGGCTCATGGAGATAAGCATGTAATTAAGATGATTTTGGAGTCTTGTCAAATGCTATATTCTGCTCATTGGACAGCGGTGCATCCTGAGCTCTTGAAAGAGAAGGCTGCAGTTAGGCTAGCAAAGGCCCAGAAAGCCTTATCTGTTCCTGAGCACATGTTGACTGCTCCTAAGCGCAAGTGCTCAAAGGATCAGAATGAATCGGGCTATCGTCCGGTCCACTTGCATCATCCTTGCACTATCTGGGTTCGTCAGTGCACTGGTAATTACTTGTGGCTTGCGGAACTGGCGTTGGCTCTTGCAGAAGAGTATGAATTTCGCTGGCCTGGTCGCATTCATTCATGCAAGGCTCATGCAGCATGGTTGAAGGCAAATGTGCCAGCAATTCCAGATGGTTCTAGAAATGGATTTGCAGTGGCCATGGACCCTATATATCGTGTGCCTAATGATCCCCTCACTTCCTACATTAATTTCTACAAGGGATCAAAAAAGGATAGAAATCTGACGGTTTACACTCGCCGTCAGCCTCCAGCCTTTCTCTAACTTCACTTACCAAATCCATGAATATACTCAGTATAGCCATTATCAGATGACTCCATAGAAATTATATCGCGTGCCCATGATCCGCATAGGTGCTCATCTGAGCCATGATAATCCCCTCCACCACGGCCATTTCCCTCGCAGGTCAGAAGGGAAAGTGGATGAATATCTTCTAGCTTATCCTTATCTATGAAGAGCCTTTTTGTGTGATTCAAGATATAACGGCAGTTAGTCTTCTTATTAATAAGAATCATCTTATGCTCTGCTTGAAAGGCCATTGTATGCAGATTATCTCCAGACTCCTCTGGATCAGCATAATCACCTGCCCAGACTAGCCTTGACTTGTAGAACATTCCGCTGGGGCTCAGCATGAATTCTACAGCATCCATGAATGTATTGCCAACATAAGAATGCTCTATGAGTTTTGCACCGTTATTATAATTGTGGGGACTTGCGAAGGCGCGAATGTATTTTCCGTCCTCGGCAAGAAAGACTGCAAGATAATATTGACCCATTTGTATTTGGTATTTTAAAAGGCCTGGGGTTCAATTTTACATGGTAGCTAAAATAAAGCTTACCTACTTATAAAAATTGACTCGAAGATTTTCGAGAATTCCGGTAGAATGGAGCCCGAACTTTTACTTAGTGCAATTTTAAATAAGCGTTTTGCATTACGTAAATTTCTTATACAAGAAAAATATCACCTTTCTGAGGAATCTATACCAAAGGGTGATTTAACAGTAGAGAAAGAACCATATATTCGCTTAAAACTTGCAAAGATTGCTGCACAAATTGTAGACTCTCCAAATATCATCTTGATTGATAGCTATAGTAAGGACGAATTAACAAAGGATTGGTTATCTCTTGAAAAAAAGGAAGTGATTAGTAATGGCTCTATTTGTTCAATTGATACAAGAACTAGACCTGGTCATAAGATACTTGATCATTATATGCCACACTTCTATGATGTAAAAAATTATAAGGGTGTATCAGTGAAAAGTTTATTCAATCAAGAATTAATTGAAAAGGCATTAATGCAGAATCTTCAAATGCATTCAACACCTTATAAATCTGAGATTAGACGTATGATAGTTATGACCTGTGGACTTGGTAATGTTACTAAATATAGAACTGTTACATCTAAGGCAATTGTTCAGTATTATGGAGCAAAGCGTGTTTTAGATCCATGCACTGGGTGGGGTGGTAGAATCCTTGGAAGCCTATCAGCTTCAAAAGAAACCTATTATGTTGGTTGTGAACCTGATCCAAATACCTCTAAAGGGCTACGAGGTATTCTGGAAGATACTTCTATTCCTCAAGCAGTAAGATCCCGTGGACGTATCCTTGAGAAACCAGCAGAAGTTGCCTTAGCTGAACTTGCAACTATGGAAAAGTTTGATCTCATTTTGACAAGCCCACCTTACTTTAATCTTGAGCTATATACGGCTGGTGACCAGTCAACCTGCGTCTATACCACATGGGATACCTGGACAGAGAAATGGCTAAAGGTTGTTATTCTTGGATGTCTAGCGTGTTTGAAGGAAGGTGGCGTAAGTTGCTGGAGTGTTAAGAATTTTAAGTCTGATAAGAAATATCCGCTGGCAGATATTACTAAAAAAATCCATAAAGATGCAGGATGGGAGCTAATTAAGACTGTTACTATGACAGGATCAGGGCGTCCAGGTGGAAAACGTATTGAGGATGGTGAAGAGAAGCGGGGTTCTGAAGAGGAGACATTCTGTTTTAGACGACAGGATTCTCCTGCATGAATTGCAAGATATTCGCCTTGGACTGAATCTGCGTGAGATACTGCTGAATCTTGGACTTGTTCACGGTCCAGCCCTCCTCTCCCTGTTTTTTCAGGATACCCTTCTCCCTCATCTCGCCAAAGAGTCTCGCCTTGGTCATGATCCAGCACTTCCAATCATGGAAGTCAAGAAGAGCAAAGATTACATACTGGAAATCATGACCCTCCTCCAGATGTAACCAGTTGCAGTCACCACCTACAGCATGCCACCTGGCGCACTTGACCTCCAGCTTCTTGCCTGCCAGCTTGCCGTCGTGCTGACTATTCTCACGCGGCTCCAGACCAAAGCACTCCACAATGATATTCTCGGCCTCAGTTCCGAAGGGCTTCGGAGTGAGAGCGACAAGTTGAAGTGTCTCGGCAGCAGCATTCATGTTTCTGTAGTACTCTACTTGGGTACATTTGGTGGTGCACTTGGCAAATGCATTCGTCTTGGTCCAGAGTGCATGTGTGAGTGGGGATGCCATGGTTGTATGAGGGTTGCATGGCGGGCAAGTATTTTCAATTTTATCGGCATGAACTTACTTAGTGTTACAGTAATCTTTATATATAGTTTCCAACTCTAAAAGGCTAATAGTTGGATAATCTGCCATATACCCTAATGCCCAGATATTTTCAAGCTCCGCCTGAACCTCGGGTAGAACTATCAAATTTACATCAATCTTGTCTGTTAGCACTATAGACTTTAAATCTGTTGTGCGGGAACATGCCACGTATAGCATTCTGGCAATATGCTTTCCAAAGAACTCAATCTTATATGGATCAAAGATAACACCGTTAGGGAGAGTACTACCCTGAATCTTATGAATTGACGAGGCAGAGTTACGAACAACTGGAATCTGCTCATACCCTACTGTAATAACATATTCACTAGTATGCTCTATAGGATCAATTATCAATATTTTCTTATCAGAATACCTTTCAACCCTGATTTTAGTAACACTCTCCTCTATTACAACTTCTAAGAATCTAGAAACCTCGCCATTCTTGTATTCATCACTGTTTCTCCGAATCATTACATTTTGCCCAGGATATAAATGTAGTTCCATTTCAAATGTGTTCATGTCTTGAATCCATTTCTCTTCTCTCTCTAAACCCTCCTCATTCTCCAATATTTTCTTAGCCTTCGTTGAAAGAGAATCCCAATTATGTAATTTACGAGCCCGAGAAATCTTAGTGGGCCCTTCTGGATACTTTTTCTTGAGCCCAACTTCTTCAATTGCAACATAACACCGTACACGTTCATTAGATGGAGTAATAATAGTAGCACCTCTTTCTCTAGCATCGTCCACTACTCCATTGAATGATGTGAGATACTCATGATAACATAAGGAATTTAAGATATGTAGCGCCCGTTTACGGGTATTAGGGTCTTTTTGAACTAGTGCCTTCAAGAGGGCCTGATGTAATTTATCAGTAGAGGATCTAACAAGCTCTGTTAGAATAACTACTTCGTACTCGCCAGGGATATTCTCAAGAATTCCCGTAACTGGAACTGGAATATCCCTCTGAGCACCTGGTCCTTGAGGTGGATCAATCACTGCAAGCTGCATGATATCTCCTGAAAGCAAACACTGAATACCACCCATATGCGACCTATTATTTCTTGCCCGACGGGCAACCTGTTCTACAAATCCATAGGCTGTCTCATTCAGCATTGATGCCTCATCAATCTGTAGCGCTTGAGTACCTACTAGAGCCAGTTTAGAAGTATCACTTGATAGGCGAGATTTGAAATGCTCTGTATGCGACCTCAGACTATCGGATCCACTATGAAGCCACCTGTAGAATGTCTTACCTTGCGTAGAGTCAATGCTGATATGAGTACTTGCCATACCAGTTGTAGCAGTCCTTTCAAAATTGTTATCTGGATAAAGTATCTTATACAGCTTGAAGCATTGATTTGAAACAAATGTTTTTCCTGTTCCAGGAGGTCCAGAAATAACGATATTCTTTCTGGAAAGAAATGATCGTATTGCCCTTCTCTGAGCATGATTATATATCACACCTGGAGAATTTTCATTAATCCATGTATCTTTATCGGCGTCACTCTTTTCTAAGAATGATGTATTTAATACCGTTGTCATTGTAATATTTTAAAAATCATTCACAGATTTGTCAATTTTTACACAATT